CAGGAAACGGCAGAACGCCTGCTGAAGACAGGACTAGTCAGCTACGAAAGTGACGTGTCCCGCCTGGTTAAAGTCGATCTGACTCAGGGGCAATTCGATGCTCTGGTGTCTTTCACTTACAACCTCGGTGCCCGGTCTTTGTCAACATCTACGCTCCTGCGAAAACTCAACGCCAGTGATTACGCTGGCGCAGCTGATGAGTTCCTGCGCTGGAATAAAGCTGGTGGTAAAGTCCTGAATGGCCTGGCCCGTCGGCGTGAGGCGGAGCGCGCTCTGTTCCTGTCATGATTAACGCGCTGGTTAAGCGTTACTGGATGCAATTGCTGGTAGTGGTCCTAATTGGCGTGTTGACGTTCTTCGTCAACCGATACCGAGACAATGCTATCACCTACAAAGACCAGCGCGATAAAGCCACCAAAGCTCTCAACCTGGCTAACTCCACTATTAAAGATATGCAGGTGCGCCAGCGAGATGTCGCTGCGCTGGATGCCAAATACACCGGAGAACTGGCTGATGCCAAAGCTACTATCGATCAGCTTGAGCGCGATGTTGCTTCTGGCAAGCGTCGGCTGCAGCTCAACGCAAACTGTCCCGCGAACGGAACGACCAGCACCGGCGGCCTGGGCGATGCTACCGGCCCCCGACTTACTGACTCCGCTGAACGGGATTATTTCAACCTCAGAGAGCAAATCGTCACAGTGACGAAGCAGGTCGACTATCTGCAGGACTACATCCGCACGCAGTGCCTGAAATGGTAAATACATCAATGCCTTAAGGATGTGCTAAAGAAAACCGCTTTTCTTCAGTTTTTTAGCCAATAAGTAATTAGTGATTGCTGCAAGAGAAATCCCAACAATCCACGGCACAGCTGAATCAAGCATTAGCGAGTTGTTCACGTTAATGCTGGCGGTGATGCAGGCAAAGGTATTTGTTAAAACAAACCACGCAAAAAGAATCTGCTTCATTTGGTTATCTCCATGTGTTTCATCCCAGCAATATCCACCTACAAGCCAGCAAAAGCAAGTTGGCGCATAACGAAGCGTGGCAGGCTAACTGCCGGAAGGTGAGCCCATGAGTTGGTGAGCATCTTCAAATAACAATGCAGCAGGCGTTCACTTCGCTCCAACCATAATGTTACATTAGGTTAATGCAAACCTGCTGGAGCTAACCATGGAAAGAGGTGTTGTTTTTACTTCATGTGAACTTTTAAGCATTGAAGGTGGTCGTGGATTTCAAACAGGGAGAGCAATATCTCCTGAAGAGCTAAATTATCTTACGCTGTACTGGGATAAGTTAGTTTCTCCAACAAATAATTTCATTCATCTTGGATTAATTAACGAAGATGAATTAATAAAGTGTGGCGTACTAACTCGATTAAGATTTGTTGAGCACGGATTCATGGACGGTACGAGAATGACAAACTTTCATGCTCGTACACATATAGATGCTCTGAATTTACTGAAAAAAAACGAAGCCGATGTCGATTGGCGCATGCATTTTTTTAATAATGAAGTTGCCATTCACAAAGATAAAGCAGATCGAAAAGAAGTGCTGAGATTTGAATTGGCAGATCTGTTACCAGTGCCACCCAAAGACATACCTTTGCATGAGATCTTAGAGTTCAAAGAGAGAAGGAAGGATGAGCTTCTCTCGCTTCACGGCTATTTAGATGAGCTTTATTTCGAGGTTTTAAAGTCAGGAGATTTTGATTTACAGAGAGCAAAAGCAATATCGGGATTGAAAACTTCATTAGATGCATTAAACAGACTAAATAATGAAGGCTGGAGAAGTCCGATAAAGTTTAATCTTTCAACGTCATTCGAGTTTGACTTGAGTCAGGTAGTGAGTGCTGGTTCTGCTGTCTACGCTGCGATGAATTCCTCACAACCATTTGAGGTTTTTTGTGCTGGAGCAGCAATAACCGTTTTAAGTGGATTTATTAAAGTTAGACCACAACTTCAAAATGTTATAAAAGATGGTGATGCAAATTTGGCATACCTAACGAATGCAGCAAGAGAGGGCGTTATAAAAAATAACGATAATGCATCTATTTGAGAGGTTTACGAGGCATTTATATTGCATAAAAAAGCCACATAAAATACTTGTGGCTTTTTTATGCACCTTGCGATTATTTTTCGAGTCAATCCATGCAAACTTTTTTTTGCATCGCCAGCGGACCCTCACTGACAGAGAGCGATAGCAAGCAGGTTACCGAAACTAATTTTCCAGTTATATCAGTTAACTCTAGCTGGATGGCAGTTCCTAGATGTCAGCACATTTACGCAGCAGACTGCTGCTGGTGGGAAGAATACGGCGCAGGGATAACATCAAAGGCTGCCCGGTGGTGTGGTGATGAGTTCACGGCCCGGAGTTTTGGCATTAACTGGCTACCCTCTGTAATCCCCGGTTCGTTTAATTCTGGTCAGCGAGCCTTTTGTGCAAACAATGGGTAGTGATTCTCATTTGAAAAGGTACTCCTGGTGATTCTGAACACCGAGGGGGCGCGGACACGCGGAAAACGGCTAGTTTTTTGCATTTTATGGGTTTCATCATCATCCGTTTAACCTCTTGATATTTCAGTCCTGAGCATTTGCAGGATGTCGAAATGACTATTTTTTGTTCACCATCATGGATAACGAACTGAAAAATTTCCGGCTAAATATCACTCAGCTGGCAGCCATTACCGATCTGCACCGTCAGACGGTCGCGGGCAAGCTGGCAAATGTGCAACCCGCACCCGGCAGCAACCCGAAACTTAAGCTGTACGCAATCACCGATATTTTGCGTGAGCTGCTGACAAGCACCACACCATCTGAGCTGGTGGACGTCGACAAAATGCTTCCCCCCGATCGCAAAGCCTGGTTTCAGTCGGAGCGTGAGCGGCTCAAGTTTCAGCAGGAAACAGGGGAGCTGATCCCGGCATCCGAAGTCACCAGGGAGTTTTCCTCCATGGCGAAAGCAATGGTTCAGGTGCTGGAAACATTACCCGATATTCTTGAGCGCGATTGTGCCATGACCCCAGCAGCGGTTGTCAGGGTGCAGCAGGTTATTGACGATCTGCGCGATCAGATAGCCCTCAAAGTTGAGCAGGCCGACTCACCGGAACAGGAGGATACGCCAGAAGAGGAGTAAGTCATGCGACAGGCCACGGCAGCGGAAGTCAGGCGTAACGCTTCCGCCATTCTCAAAGCTCCGCGCCGCATGCCTATGGCTGAGGCGGTTCAGAAATTTATGCGCGTACCTATGGGGGCCGGTAACTCGGTACCGTGGGACCCTGCCGTCGCCCCGTATGTGATTGAGCCGATGAACTGCCTCGCGATGCGTGAATACGATGCGGTGGTATTTGTGGGTCCGGCACGAACGGGGAAAACGATCGGCCTGGTGGATGGCTGGGTTGTATACAACATTGTCTGTGACCCGTCCGATATGCTCGTCGTTCAAATGACCGAAGAGAAAGCCCGCGAGCACTCAAAAAAGCGACTGGCCCGAACCTTCCGTGTCAGTCCTGAGGTAGCAAAACGCCTGAGTCCGTTGCGAAACGACAACAACGTGCATGATCGTACTTTTCTGGCGGGCAACTATCTCAAAATAGGCTGGCCTTCAATCAACATCATGTCCTCGTCAGATTTTAAATGTGTGGCGCTCACGGATTATGACCGCTTTCCTGAGGACATCGACGGCGAGGGCGATGGCTTTACCCTGGCTTCCAAACGTACCACGACGTTTATGTCCGCCGGGATGACCCTGGTGGAGTGTTCTCCGGGTCGGGATATTCGCGACAGTAAATGGCGTCGCAAATCTCCCCATGAAGCGCCACCAACGACTGGTGCACTTTCTCTGTACAACCGTGGTGATCGCCGTCGGTGGTACTGGCCGTGCCCGCACTGTGGTGAGTATTTCCAGCCCGCGATGGAGGCGATGACCGGCTATCGCGATGAACCGGATCCGGTAAAAGCCAGTGAGTCGGCACATCTGCTTTGCCCGCACTGCAGCAGCGTTATCACCGCAGATAAAAAGCGCGACCTTAACGGGGTGGGCATCTGGTTGCGTGAAGGTCAGAGTATTGACCGTGACGGCAATATTACCGGTGAGCCACGCCGTTCGCGCATTGCATCGTTCTGGATGGAAGGACCCGCAGCCGCGTATCAGACCTGGGCGCAGCTGGTGTACAAGCTGCTGACAGCTGAGCAGGAGTATGAGGCCACCGGCAGCGAAGAAACCCTCAAGGCGGTAATCAATACCGACTGGGGGCTACCGTATCTGCCGCGATCGGCCAGCGAACAGCGACGCGCCGATGCGCTGATGCTGCGTGCGGAGGATTACGGTAAACGCCTGGTTCCGCCCAAAGTGCGTTTCCTGCTGGCGGCCGTTGACGTCCAGGGCGGTAAAAAACGCCGTTTCGTCGTGCAGATTATCGGCTATGGCGAAAACGGTGAGCGCTGGCTGGTGGACCGCTACAACATCCGCCAGTCGCTGCGCAGCAATGAGCATGGTGAGGCGGAGCCGATCCATCCCGGCGCGTATCCGGAGGACTGGCAGCTGCTGGTTTCTGATGTGCTGGAAAAAACGTATGCACTTCAGTCCGACCCGACGCGCCGTATGCCGGTGCTGGCCATGGCCGTCGACAGCGGCGGTGAAGAGGGCGTAACCGACAACGCCTATAAATTCTGGAGACAGTGCCGCCGTGACGGCCTGGGTAAACGTGTTTACCTGGTCAAGGGTGACAGCACAAAGCGCCAGAAAATCATCACCAAAACCCACCCGAACAATCCCGAACGCAGCGACCGTCGTGCTGATGCGCGTGGCGAGGTGCCGGTATATCTGTTGCAGACCGACCTGCTTAAGGACCAGCTCAGCAACAACCTCGATCGCGAAACGCCAGGTGCGGGCTATATCCACTTCCCCGACTGGCTGGGGGAGTGGTTCTACGAGGAACTGACCTACGAAGAGCGCGGTGTGGACGGCAAATGGCGCAAGCCCGGCAAGGGCGCCAACGAAGCCTTTGACCTGTTCTGCTATGCCCACGCCGTGGCGGTCCTGCGCGGTTACGAAAAAATCCGGGACTGGGAAAAACCGCCGGCATGGGCGGAGCTGCAGGATCTGAACCCAAATATTTTTGAAGGGGAACGCCCCCGGGAGATAACCGTGAAAAAAACAAAACCCGTTCAAACGCCTGTTAAGGCTGAGCCTGAAAAGGACACAGCTCTCTCCGGCAGCTGGCTCGGGTCTTCCGGTAAGGGAGGGTGGTTGCTGTGACGAAAGACGATATCTGGAAAACGCTGCTGATGGTGCGCCAGGCCTACCAGGATTCACTGGACGGCAAGAGCATTTCGTTCACCGGTGTGAACGGTCGCGCCATTACCAACCACGACCCGAAAGCGCTGCGCGACGAGCTCGAATACTGGGAGCGTCGCTGGCGCGCAGTCAACAGCCGTGGTGGTTCGTACAAACTCGCTAACTTTCTGTAAGGCTTTCTATGGGCATTCTTGAAAAAACACTGGGTGCGCTGGCGCCGGGGTGGGCGGCGGCACGTGCGCGGGATCGCCTCCGGCTCAATGCTTATGAAGCGGCAAGCGCGTCCCGCCTGCACAAAGCAAAAAAGCAAAGCCAGTCAGCGGACACCTCTGTGTTTGCTGCAGGCCAGTCCCTGCGGGAGCAGGCCAGGTGGCTCGATGAAAACCACGATCTGGTCATCGGCCTGTTCGACAAAATGGAAGACCGGGTGATTGGTGCTCACGGCATCCATGTAGAACCGCAGCCCCTCGATCTGGAGGGCAATCTCCATTCCGATTTTGCCGGGCAGCTTTCGGCGCTCTGGGCGGAATGGTCTGTGCGTCCTGAGGTCACCGGCATGTTTACCCGCCCGGAGGCTGAACGTCTGCTGTTGCGTTCTGCGCTGCGCGACGGGGAAGTGTTCACGCAGCTGGTCAGGGGAACCGTACCCGGCCTGCAGCATGCCACGTCGGTACCGTTTTCTCTGGAAATGCTGGAGGCGGATTTTGTGCCGTTCAATCTCAACAGCACCGCTGGCCAGCAGGTTCGTCAGGGCATCATCGTGAACGAGTGGGGGCGTCCCGTTGGGTACCAGGTTTACAAATACCACCCGGCAAACATGACGCGGTTCAGCGCCGAACTTAAAACTGTCTCCGCTGACAATATGCTTCACCTGGCGCAGCGAAAGCGTCTGCATCAGCTGCGGGGTATCAGTCTGATCCACGGGGTGATCACCCGGCTTTCCGATATCAAAGATTATGAAGAGAGCGAGCGCGTGGCCGCTCGTATTGCCGCCGCGCTGGGCTTCTATATCAAGCGCGGCGATGCGCAGTCTCTTGGCGATGAGAGTGAGTTTTCAACGCCCGGTGGCCAGCGTCACTACGATATTGCGCCGGGTATGATTTACGACGAACTCCGCCCCGGCGAAGACCTGGGCATGGTGGAGTCAAACCGCCCGAACGTTCACCTCTATGAATTCCGGAACGGGCAGATGCGGGCCGTGGCCGCCGGTACGCGCGGCAGCTATTCCAGCATTGCCCGTGACTATAACGGCACCTACAGCTCCCAGCGTCAGGAGCTGGTGGAAAGCTTCGAAGGTTACAACGTCCTGCAGCAGTGGTTTGTCGGTCAGCACAGCCGCCCCGTTTACCGCGCATGGCTGTCGATGGCGTTACTGAGCGGTATCAAAGTCCCGTCGGATGTGGATCCGAATTCTCTCTATAACGCGCTTTATCTCGGGCCGGTGATGCCCTGGATTGATCCGGGTAAAGAGGCCAACGCGTGGAAAGCCATTGTGCGTGGCGGTGCCGGTACTGAAGCGGAATGGGCGCGGGCCAGGGGGAAAAATCCTCAGGAGGTTAAGCGCCAGCGACTGCGTGAAACTGAATTTAACCGTAAACACGGGCTGGTGTTTGATTCCGACGCCGCCAATGACAAAGGAGCGATGCCAGATGCAACGGCAAAACCAGACGATGCCCGGCGTGAGCCGGACGATGATGATTAACCCCCGCGCCAGCCTGGCGGGTGTCGATGCGGCAAACGGCCAGTGCTGGTATGAAATCCGCGCACTGGCCGCCGGACGCGTTGAAATCTTCCTCTATGACGTGATCGGCGGCTGGGGCATTACCGCCCAGCAGTTTGTCGCTGACTGTAAGGAGGCGGGGGTGTTTGACGCCAGCGCTGTCGATTTGCATATCCACAGTCCCGGCGGCGATGTGATGCAGGGCTTTGCGATCTACAACACCCTGTCCCGGCTGAAAGCGAAAGTGGATATCTGGGTGGACGGCGTGGCGGCCAGCATGGCCTCAATGATTGTCTGCCTGCCCGGCGCCACGGTGCACATGCCGGAAAACGCCTGGATTATGGTCCACAAACCGTGGGGAGGCATCGCCGGGGATTCGGACGACATGCGCGATTACGCCGCCTGGCTTGATCGTAACGAAGCCCTGATGCTCAGCGCTTATATGAATAAAACCGGTCTGGGGCAGGAGGAGCTGGAAGCGATGCTGAAAGCGGAGACCTGGCTTAACGGGGCCGAGGCGGTGGAGAAAGGTTTCGCCGACAAGCTTGAACCTGAACTGCAGGCCGCGGCCTGTGTGAATGAAAATAAACTGAAGGATTACCAGAACATGCCAGAACAGATTAAATCTCTTTTTGCGCCGCGCGCCGAAGCTCCGGTGAATCAGCCACAGCAACCTGCACCGGTACAGCAGCCCGCGCCGGTGCAGGCAAACCTTACCCCGCCCGCACCACAGCAGCCCGCGCCGCAGATGGCAAACATCGATGTTAACGCGCTGGCCCAGCAACTGCAGCAACAGATGCAGACGGCGAACGCGGAGCGCGTGAATTCCGTTTCCGCCGTGTTTGAGGCATTCCCGGCCTTTGCGACGTTGAAGGCGGAGTGCCTTGCCGACTTCACCTGCAACGCCGAAAAAGCCCGCGATAAACTGCTGCAGGCGCTGGCGGCGGGCACCACCCCGAGCGCCGGTCCGGGTGCCATTCATCTTTATGCCGGTAACGGCAATCTGGTCGGTGATTCCATTCGCGCTGCGGTAATGACCCGCGCGGGCTATGCGCAGGCCGAGAAGGATAACGCTTACAATGGTTACACCCTGCGCGAACTGGCGCGCGCCTCCCTGGTCGATCGCGGCATCGGTATCTCCGGCGCTGGCACGGCACAGGCGATGGTCGGACTGGCGTTCACCCACAGCAGCAGCGATTTTGGCAATATCCTGATGGATGTGGCGCACAAAGCGGCGCTGATGGGCTGGGATGAAGCCACCGAAACCTTTGAACAATGGACCCGTAAGGGCACGCTGACCGATTTCAAAACCGCACACCGTGTCGGTCTTGAATCACTGGCATCTCTTCGTAAGGTTCGTGCCGGGGCAGAATATAAATATATCACCATCAAGGATCGCGGTGAGCCGATTGCGCTGGCGACCTACGGCGAACTGTTCAGCATCGACCGACAGACCATCATCAACGATGACCTGGACATGCTGACCCGAATTCCGCAGGCGATGGGGCTTGCTGCGCGTGCCACCGTGGGCGATCTGGTCTGGGCTGTTTTAACCAGCAATCCAAAAATGTCGGACGGCAAGCCGCTGTTCCATGCCGATCACGGCAACCTGGTCTCAGCGGATCTCAGTATCGAAGGCCTGGATACGGCCCGTAAAGCGATGCTGCTGCAAAAATCCGGCGATCGTCGTCTGAACATTCGTCCGGCCTTTATGCTGACGCCAGTGGCGATTGAGTCACGGGCAAACCAGCTGATCAAATCTGCAAGCGTACCAGGTGCAGATGCCAACAGCGGTATTGTGAACCCGATCCAGAACTTTGTGACGGTAGCCTCTGAGGCTCGCCTGGATGACAGCAGCCCGACGGATTACTACCTGACTGCAGCACAGGGACGCGACACTATCGAAGTGGCATATCTGGACGGTATTGATACGCCATATCTGGAGCAGCAGCAGGGCTTCACCGTAGACGGTGCTGCATTCAAGGTCCGCATCGATGCAGGTGTGGCACCGCTTGACTGGCGCGGCATGGTTAAAGTCACCAAAAAATAACGACCGTCATCTGGCGGTTTTTTATTACGGAGCGGCGCGTGCTGCTCCTTTTTTGTCTGGAGAGAAAAATGGCGAAAAATTATCAGCAGGACGGCAATACCCATGATTTTCAGAATACCGGTGCGACCGATATTCTCTCAGGTGATGCCGTGCTTTCAGGAGCTCTGGTGGGTGTCGCTCACGATGACATCCCGGCAGGGTTGTGGGGTGTGCTGCATACGACGGGCGTTTTCGTTCTGCCAAAGGCGGCGGAAGCGGTCACTCTCGGCCAGAAGCTGTATCTGGCAGACGGAAAACTAACGGTTGAAGCTGGAGAAGCGGCGGCACCGAATCCTCTGGCCGGTACCGCCTGGGCAGCTGCAGCTGCAGATGTCGATACTGTTCCGGTGCGGCTGGGTTACTGATGAACCGCTTTCGTGCCCGACTGGCCCGTGCTGATGCCCGGATCTCCCGGGCATTTGCGGAAGCACTGCCGGCAGTCCTGTTTATCGGTACTGAGGTGCGTCCTGTCACCGTAATTTTCGAGACGCCCGATGCGCCGGTTGACGTTCCCGCCGGGGGACAAATTCAGGACCGCTCTCCGGCATTCAGCGCGCTGACAACAGATATCGCCGGGCTTGAGAAGCATCACGGCGTGGAGATCAACGGCACGGCTTATCGTGTGACGCACGTCGGTGCTGATGAGGAAGGGCGGACCCGCGTCACGCTGGCGTATGGCGCACCGGGTAAGGTGCAGCCTGACATCAATAAGTGGAGCTGATATGGCACGTGAGTCCAGACTGCGACGGGATTTGCCCGTCGATATCGATGTGGATGCCATCTGGCGGATAGCGGAGCATATCGGTGCCACCCATAAACAGTTTCGGGCGGCATACTCCCGCGCCCTGAAACGTACCGCCGCCACTTTACGTAAAAAAGCGATGGCAGACCTGAAAGACGGGCTGGCTCCCCGCAGCCTGGATCTGGTGCGCCGGCGTCTGCTTTCCTTTCGTCTCGATCGCGCTTCTCAGTCACAACTTGATAATTTTCGTCTCTGGTTCGGCCTGAATGCCATCAAGGTAAAGGATCTCAAAGGGCGAATTAACGGGCGGGTAAGACCTCATCATTCCCGGCGGGATAAGTCCACCGGGCGATTTATTAAGGCGCGACGTCAGGCGGAAAACGCCGGATTCACACCAAAAGGCAGTCTGCTTTCCCCAAGGACATTTGAAAACGGTGAGGTGGCACGCTCCCGTCGGGAAAACAGACGCACGGTGGTCATACGCGATCCTGACACCCGGCGGACCCGGGAGGCAGAAGTGGATATTTATGAGCCGATGCTCAACTACATCGAGGATAACGCCTTTGCGGAGGCGATGGAGATTTTTATGCATCACTTTGAAACCGATCTGCGCGGGCGCGTGAAAGCCCGTATTTCTGTCTGAGGTGGACCATGGCTGAGCCATTGCTGCTTGGGCAGTATCACGATGCCGTTACCGGCGCGCTGAAAAACATTGCGTGGGTGCGGGATGCCGATGCGTACCCGGAAAAAAATATCCCCCGCTTTACCGGACTGATCACCCCGGCAGTCTATTTCTCCATTAACGGCTGGGAGCAGGGCAGGGGCAACGAGGGGCAGCTCAACGTCAATCTGTCCTGCGATTTGTTCGTGGTGGTGGATGCAGCCGGAGCAGGTGTCAGTCGCCCGGAAATTTTCCTGCGCACGGCGGCAGCGGACATTACCCAGTGGATTGACGGCCAGCAGTTCGGCCTGACCAGTCTGGAGCCAGCCGTGTTTATCGATGCGGCACGCGATGAGTTTGATCCGCGCATGGATGATTACCTTGTCTGGCGCATTTCATTTAGCCAGGCAGCCGCCTTTGGTGCCGATCCGTTTGCACAGCTGAATGCCCCGCTGAAAGCTGCCTGGCTGGGCAAGGCACCGGATATCGGACGCGCACATGTGGACGATTACCAGCTGATATACGAGGCAAAACCTGATGAGTGAAATCGAGGGCGATTTACAGCGCCGCCTGGCAAATATTGTCCGCCGCGGGGTTATTCATTCCGTTAAGCATGACGGCATACCGAAGTGCCGGGTGGATCTGGGCGACATCGTGACCACCTGGCTGCCGCTTTGTCAGGGCTTTTCTGGTGCAAACCGGGCTGACTCCAATCCGTATGCGGTCGGAGATGCGGTCACGGTGCTGTCGGAGGCGGGGGAGCTTAATAATGGCCGGGTGTTTCCGGGCTGGAATACCGGTGGTCTGCCGGTGCCGGAGGGCAGCGACAGCGAGCATATCACCCGCTACGGTGATGGTACCGAGATCCGCTATGACCGTGCCGCGCATGCCCTGACCATCACCCTGGCGGAGGGAGGGTCCTACAAAATCATCGGGAAAGGCACGCTGGACGGTCCGGTGGAAATCACCGATACCCTGACCGTACAGGGGAAAACGCAGATAAACGCCGACACGAACGTGGCCGGAAATATCGGAGCAACACAGGAGATTTCGGACGGTACCGGGAAAATGAGCGGGATCCGTCAGACGTTCAATGACCATGATCACCGGGGAGACAGTGGCGGTACGACCGGGAAACCTAATCAAAAAATGTGACCTGCATCAGCAGGTTTTTTTATGCCTGGAGAAAATTAATGTCGAATTTACATGGTGTGGAAACGATCGAACTGACATCCGGTACGGTCGCGGTCATGACGATCCAGACGGCAATTATTGGCCTGGTGGGTACCGCGCCGGATGCCTCAGCGGGTATTCCAGCAAGCGGTTCCGTCGGAACACCCATCCTGGATAACGTTGTGGATTTTGCTGCGACGGTTAAAGGCAGGGCGGGCAATGTCGTGGTGGTTGACGCGGTAGCCGGCGTCCCTGATGCGGAAAATCCTGCTGAGGTGGCGACGACAGCTGTCTGGGATGCGACGGCTTTAAAGCTGACCATCACGCTGGGCTGTGATGAAGGTGGCAAGCTGACGGCAACGCCAGCAGAGGTGGTCACGGCCGTGGGTGCGGTGGCGGATGTGAAAGTAACCGCGAAGGGTACTGGCAGCGGTATTGTCACGCCGTTCAGCCTGCAGCTGTCCGGCGGCGAGGATGAGCCGTTCCCGCTGAATACGCCGGTGGCAATTGTCGGTACCACGATGCTCTCCCGCCTGGGTGAGAAGGGCTCGCTGAAGCCGGCGCTGACCGAAATTAACGATCAGCGCAATGCCCTGACGGTAGTGGTGCGTGTTGCTGAAGACGCTGACGCCGCGAAGCAGCGGGCTGCGGTGCTGGCAGGCATTGGCGCGCTGCCATCAGCGAAATCGGTCACAACGTACCAGCCCCGTATCGTCATCGCGCCGGGCTTCAGTGAAGATGATGCAGTTGGCAAGGCGCTGGAAACCGTTGCCGGCAAGCTACGGGCAGTGGCGTATGTTGACTGTGCGTCAGGTGCCACGCTGCAGGAAGTGGTCCAGCGGCGTCAGTCCTATGGCATGCGCACTGAGCTGCTGCGCCCGCGCGTTCAGATCAGCAATGCCGACGGCCAGCTGGTCTACCGCCCGTATTCAGCGTTTGCGGCGGGACTGCGCGCCCGTATCGACTTTGAGAAGGGCTGGTGGTGGAGCAAATCCAACCAGGATATTAACAACATCCTCGGCGTGGAGCAGGTCGACGAGTTCATTCTCGGCGATGAAAACTGCGATGCGAACCTGCTCAACATGCAGAACATCTCCACCATCATCCGCCGGGCCGGGTTTAAGCACTGGGGCAACCGTCTGTGTGGTACCAACCCGCAGTGGCGCTTCGAATCGGTTCGCCGTACCGCCGACGTCATCGAGGACAGCATTCAGGAGACGATGCTGGAGTACGTTGACCGTCCGCTGGACCGGGAAAACGCCGACGACATTATCGGCACCATCAATGCCTACATGCGCCAGCTGGTCGGGCTCGGAGCCATCTTCGGCGGTCGTGCCTGGCTGGATGAGGAGCTTAACACCGCTGAAAGCATGGCGGCGGGCGTGCTGTACATCAACTATGACTTTGGTCCGAAATCGCCGACTGAGCTTATCAGCCTGCGCGTCCGGGTGAATAACAACTATGCGCTTGAGGAGATGCTGGCAGCATGAGCGAAAAAAATACATTACGCGTCTGGACCTTCTTCCGGCAGGGGATCCGCATTCAGGGCGCGCATGAGTTCACACCGCCGACACTATCCATTGTCAAAACTGATTTGCGTACCGGTGCGCAGGATGCGCCGTCCCCCGTGGATGACGGCATGGAGGCACTGACCTGCCAGCTTAAATTCTACGGTGTGGACACGGACATGCTGACCGCCTTCGGTTTTGTCAGCGGCAGTCGCCCGCGCTTTACGGCCTATCAGGGCTATCTGGCGAACGGTACCGCGCTGGGCACCATCGAGGAGATCGAAGGCTTTGTGCAGACCGTCACGCCGGATGCGCGGGGCAAGGACAGCCTGTCCGAAAACGCTGTCACGGTAGACATTGCCGTGAGCTATTACCGCCAGACCAAGGATGGCCGCGAGCTCTTTGAAATTGATACGGAGCGCTTCTCGCGCCGGGTGAATGGCGTGGATGTGTTGTCCAGCCTGGCGGCGAAAGTCCGTCTCTGAGCCTGTCTTTATCCTGTAACGGCCTTCGGGCCGTTTTACTTTACGGAGAGTGTTATGAGTTTTCCTGGTGAAACCCGCGTTATCAAACTGTATTCCCCTGTTTCTTTTGAGAACGGTGGCCTGCTCGAACAGGTGACGCTGCGCGAGCCGCTGGTGCGCGACCGCATCGCCTTTTCCAAAGACCGCGGCAGTGAAGAAGAAAAAGAAGCGCGCATGATTGCGTTGCTGTGCAACCTCAGCGAGCAGGATATCTGGCAGCTGACGGCAGCGGATTATGCCCAACTGCTGGACGCGTTTAACGTTTTTATGCTCCCGCCCGGGGAGCGACCGAAAGAAGCCTGATCCGGGCGATACGCTTTCTCGGGCGGCGCCTGCATTTTCCCATGACGGAATACCTGAATATGCCGTTCAGCGTGTTTTCTGATTTTCTTACCGACGAAGTGGAGGCGGTAAATCGTGGCCGGACTAAGCCAGAACCTTAAGGCCGTCATTACGTTTGGCGGCAATATCGACAGCTCATGGAATCGTTCAGCGAACGGCCTGCAAAAGAGCCTGAAGGACGTCGGGAAGCAGTCAGAAAAACTGACCAAAGACCAGGCTAAGCTGGCGGCGGAAATCAAGCGGGCAAAGCTCGCCGGGCAAAGCCTGGGAGACCTTAAGCGGCGGTACAGTGACGTGTCCCGTGAAATCCGTAAAACCGAAGCCGAGCAGCAGAAGCTGAACCAGCAGATGCAGAAGGCACAGCGGCTGGCGGCATTTAAGGGAGCCGGTAAAGGTCTGTTTCGCCGAGGGCTGGGTATCGCCGGTCAGTTGGGCTCTATGGTGGCGCCGGGGCTGGCGATCGGCGGCGGCGGGGTGGTGGCCTCCGCCCTGGGCACCCTGATTGCCCCGGCGGCCACCAACGCGGAGACGGCCCGGCGTGCCGGCGTGGCGAAAAGCTATGGCGTGGACATTCCGACGTTTGATGCCTGGGACACGCTCGCAAAACAGTACGACATGAACGGGGAGAATATCGGCGATCTTTTCGAGGAGTATCTGCACAAGGCGGGGGAGTACAAGCAGAACGGCAAGCAGGGATCGCTGCAGGACGCGTTTGAAACGCTGGGATTTAAGGCGGGGGATTTTGCCGGGCTCAGCGACATGGCGCAGTTTGAGAAAATCGTTGAGCGTGCGCTCAGCCTGCAGGATGAATCGAAAGCCTCGTTTGCGCTGGATTCCCTGTTTGGCGGTGAGGCCAGCAAACTGCTGATGCTGCTGAAGCAGTCCGGGAAGAGTTACCGCGATCTGATGGACGAGCAGCGCCGGTATAACCTGGTCACAAAAGAGGGCGCAGAAGGTGCAATGGAAGGCAACCGCGCCATTACCAACCTGCAGACCGTGTTCTCTTCTGCGGTGGCGGAAATCTCCGGCCAGCTGGGTAACGAGCTGGCACCGGATGTGCGCCGTCTTACTGATGATCTGGCAGAGTGGTTTAAAGGCGGCGGTATCAAACGCATTGTCAGTTTCCTGCGTAATGATCTCTATCCGGGCGTGCTGACGTTCGGGCAGGGAATTGTTTTTGTCGGGAAGGTGGCGTACGCGCTGGCAAAAAAACTGTCCTGGCTGCTGCCGGATGAGCGAAGCGATCAGCGGGACGTGCTCAAATCGCTGGCTATGACCGGCTCGGTCGATATCGCCCGCATGACGGCGCAGCGCAACGGCCAGGGAGAGTGGTTCGAACAGCAGCTGAAGGAAAAACCGGATCTGCCGGACGATGTAAAAAAATCGTACCGTGATACCCGGGGCTTTTTCCGTGATGACGAGGAGGCATTCAACACTACCCTTGATAAGTATCTCACCCCGGAGAACAGCGGCGGACTGTTCGGGACGGACGGGTTAATGAAGCCGGCACAGCCGCAGTCTGTCACTCCCGGTACCGGACCTACGGCATGGGATAATTATCCCCGGACCCTGCTTTCGCCTTTACCGCCAAAAACATCGCAGCAGGTGGTACCGGGCATTACGGAGCAGGATTCACTTCAGCAGGCTACCAGCACAGAGGCTGAAGGTCGCTGGGATATATTGCTGCAGAAGCTGGATTCAGCAGATGCTCCCGCCGCACCCCGACAGCTGACAGACAATCGCCGCTTTGAATACCGGTTTGAAATTCACGGTGCACCCGGGCAGGACGAGCGGGCGATTGCTGATGAGGTCGAGGGTATGACGAAAAGCAGCCCTGCTTTTAATGGTAATAACAGCATGCTGGACGGAGGGCAAATCTGGTGAGTGAAATCATTCCTGTTTTTGAAGATTTCGGGCAGGCCGGTGCCAGCGCGGCGCGTGGTGCCCAGGCCGCCAGGGTGATGATGATGCTGGGCGATTTCGCATTCTCCATCGATACCACGGCGTATAACCAGCTGACCCGTGAGGCCAGCTGGCGATGGAGCGAGCAGGAGCGCATCGGAAAACAGGACCTGCTGCAGTATACCGGCAAGCCAGGGCGAACCGTCCGGCTTGAAGGTGAATCGCATGCCTTCTTCCGTAAGGGGGTGGATGCCGTTAACGATCTCTACGATCTCGCCGACCAGAACAAGCCACAGCAGCTGGTCAGCGGTGAAGGGGATGTACTGGGCTGGTGGGTGGTGATCGACTTCTCCGACACGACAAACCGTTTCCTGCCCGGTGGTGGCCACCGAAATAAAAACTGGACGATGACGCTGAAACATTATGCCGACGACATATCAAACCCGTGATGGTGATGTGCTGGATGCAGTCTGCGCTTTGCATTACGGCACGGAAAACCTGTCTTATATCGTGACGCAGGTGCTTGAAGCGAATCCGGGGCTGGCTGATGCTGGCGCGGTTTATCCGTCTGGTCTGTTTATAACCCTGCCGGATCTGGCCCCGCCGGTTCAGGACTCCGCCTTCAGCCTGTGGGATTAATATGACTGAACAGATTGTGAAACCGGAATACGTGCCGGCGTTCAGCGTCACCGCGGAGGGTAAGGATATCACCCGCGCGCTGCAGCAGAGCCTGGCAGAGATGACGCTGACCGATTACGGCGGCGCCACGGCAAAAGCGGATGAGCTGAAAATCACGTTGCTCTCAGAAACCCTCCCCTTGCCGACAAAAGGCGCGCGGCTACGCGTGGCACTGGGCTTCAACGACCAGCTGGTGGATAAAGGCTGGTTTGTGGTGTCCGGCGTCGGCAGCAGCGGTCCGCCGCGGCGTATCGAGATTTATGCCACGGCCGCGCCCATGAATGCGCAAAAACAGCCCGGCGATGTGCTCAGCCAGAAAACACGCAGCTGGGATAATCTTCGGCTGGCGGATCTGGTTAAAACCGTGGCCACCGAAAACGGTCTGGTACCAAAAGTGGCCACGGAACTTGCGAATATCCATATTGACCATGTTGATCAGGTTGCGGAGTCTGACGCCAACCTGCTGACCCGACTGGCCCGGACCTGGAACGCGGTCAGTAAACCTTCCGGCGGATACTGGCTTTTTCTCAGGCAGGGCGCAACGGCTAACGCCTCAGGTGACCAGACCGGGGAAATGGTTATCACCCCGGAGGAAGTCTCAAACTGGTCATACAGTGAGGGCGAGCGGGGGAGTTCGACGGGGAAAGCCACCGGCAGCAGCGGTAAGTCATCAGGAAAAATCGGTGTGCGTTATTACGATGAAGCGGACGGGAAGACCAAAACCACTACGGTTGACCATGACGGCCCCTCGATGGCGAATCCCTATACCCAGCCCGCAAAGGCCACTGCCGACCAGCACGCCAAATCGAAAAAAACGCAGGCCCGGCGCAATGAGCAGAAAATGACGGTGACGGGACCGTGCCGCCCGAAACATGTCCCGCTTACGGCAGAATCCGGCGTTTCCACGTCCGGCTTTGGCGAGCGGGAAGATCGTGCCTGGGTGGTGGAATCGCTGGTCTATTCCCTGACGCCTGCCGGATTCAGCTACACGTACAACCTGGTGGTTGATATCCGCAAGCCTGCGAAATCCTCTAAAAAATCCGGCAGCAAGGATAAAACCGGCCCGGATTATTTCGGTTAACTCTCCGCCCCTGGCGATCCACATACGGAAAAACATTATGAATGGTGTAAACAGCCGGACCGGTAAACGCCTGTCCGGCAGCGATCATTTGCGCCAGTCCGTCAGCGATATCCTCTCCACGCCGCTCGGCAGCCGTGTGCTGGTTCGTGATTATGGCAGTGACCTGTTTTCGCTGGTGGACAACCCTCGCGACGATCTCACCCGACTGCGGATTATCGCGGCCACGGCCTCAGCGCTGGCGCGCTGGGAGCCACGGTTGCGGGTCACGCGTGTAATGGTCACTTTCCCGGCCGATGAAACAGGATGTGTCGTTGATATCGAGGGGATCAACAAAGAGAATAATCTTCCCGTGAGCACCGGAGGAATACAGATTTATGGCAAGTAGTTACGACGTAATTAACCTGTCCGCGCTGGCGGTACCGGATGCCATTGTGGTACCGGATGCCGCCGATATTTTTACCCGCTGGCTGGCGCGTCTGCGCGAACTGGATCCGGAATTCGACGCTCTGGTTGAATCAGACCCGGCGTATAAACAGGGGGAAATCAACGCCTACCAGCTCACCCTGGCGTTTCAGCGTGTCAATGATGCAGTACGCGCTGTTTTCCTTGCCAGCGCCAGAGGAGCCGATCTTGACCAGATAGGTGCGGGTTTTAATGTTTCGCGCCTGGTGATAAATCCCGGCGACCCGGATGCCGTGCCACCCGTCGATCCTGTCTATGAAGACGATGACGCTTTCCGTGAGCGTATCCAGCTTTCGTGGGCGCAGCTGAACACGGCAGGAGCGCGCAACGCATACCGCTTTCATGCCAAATCCGCGGATAACGATGTGCTGGATGCGGATGCCTATGGTCCGGAAACGCACAACCGCCCGGGTGAAGTGGATGTCTATGTCCTGTCGCGAACCGGTAATGGTGAGGCCAGCCCCGGCCTGACGGAAAAGGTGATGAGCGAACTAAGCGCCGATGAGGTCAGGCCTCTGACTGATTATGTCAGTGTCAAAAGCGCCACCATTGTCAGTTATGCGGTAACAGCTGAACTGGACATACCCGACGGACCGGATGCGCAGACGGTGCTGGAGCATGCCATCAGCACGCTGACCAGCTACACCCTGCTTTCACATCGCATAAACGGCCTCGTGCCGCTTTCCGCGATTTACGCTGCACTCCAGCAGCCCGGTGTTTCCAGAGTCAGGCTGATAAGTCCGGTCGCAGATCTTGAAGCGGCCGCCGGGCAGGCTCCCTGGTGTAGTGCGATAAACGTAACCCGCAAAGGAGGCTCCGTTGGATAAATTTCGTTCCCTGCTACCGCCCTCCGCCATTCAGCCTGAGCGGGCGCAGGAGCAGGCCAGCTCGGAGCAGATCACCGCACTGGATACGGGCATTGTGCGCAAGGTGAAAGACCCCGATACCTGCCCGGCGCACTTGCTGCCCTGGCTCGCATGGGAGTTTGCGGTTGATTCCTGGGAAGACGCCTGGACTGAGGCTGAAAAGCGGCAGGTGTTAAAAGATGCCGCCTATGTCCATCAGCATCGCGGTACTGCCGGCGCTGTCAGGCGGTCACTGAGCGCTGTCAGTCTCCCTACGACCGTGGTGGAGTGGTGGGAGGATCAGCCGCGTAAGGCTCCCTACACCTTCCGCGTTGAGGTTTACAGCCTTCAGGAAGTTGATGACGCTTTGTATCAGCGTATCCGGCGGAAAGTCGATAAAGCGAAGAACCTGAGGAGTCTGTTGACCTCCATTGACGTGATTGCCGACCTGGGCGCAAAGGGAACTTATTATACCGGCGGTGCTGTTACCGCCTGGATTGATGTCGATATTGAGGCAGGAGTTTAGCCATGGCTGAGAAATATTACAGTATTCTGACCAACAGAGGTAAAGAGCTGGAGGCGCAGTCTTCTGCGACCGGGAAACCCGTCATTATTAAAGACTTTGTGGTGGGTGACGGTAACGGCCAGCCCGTAACACCTGATCCGGCATTAACCGCCCTGATCCATGAGGTGTATCGTTCGGGAATTTCAGCGTTGCAGGTCTCGCCGGACCAGGCGAATCAGTTTATTGCGCAGCTGGTACTGCCTCCCGATGTGGGGGGCTTTGTTGTTCGTGAGGTCGGGCTGTTAACCGATGCCGGCGAACTGTATGCCGTGGCGAACTGTGCAGCAATTGAGAAGCCGGTAAGTGGTATCAGTGTAACGCTCCAGTTTCGCCTCGCCGTGTCAGAAACGGCGGATATCGAACTGAAGGTGGCAACAGGTGATGGGCTGTTCCTTCGCCAGGATGCGAACCTGGGCGATGTGAAGGACGCCGCTGAATCACGGAAAAATATTGGGCTGAAAGGGGCCGCTGTACTGGATGTTGGTACAGCAGCGAACACAGTCGCCGCCGGGGATGACAGCCGTATCGTTAATGCGTTGCAGAAAGGAAATGACCTTTCAGATGTTGTCGATAAAAGGCAGGCACGCGTAAATCTGGAACTGAAGTCCGGAGCTACCGCCGACGTTCAGACATCCAAAGATGACGTAACCGCAGGGCGTCTGGTCGCAAACGGCGGCGCGCTGGCGCTGCGAACGGTATCCGCCAGAGCGGGTACGGCAATCCCCGATGCCAGCGCCCTCCCGGCTAACTCCGTGAGCTTCTGTTATGGAGATGCAGCTTATTCACCGGGCTATGAGGCCACTATTCTTGATGTTGGTGGGCTGAGCGGGAATTACAGGGTGCAGTATGCCGCATCTTACGCTGACGGCGGGAAACGGCTGAAATTCCGAACTTTAAATGGCGACACTGGATACTGGGGGAGCTGGCAGGAGATTTATCATACCGGCAAGAAACCGACCGCATCTGAAGTTGGTGCCGTTTCTGCAAATGGAGGGAATTATAACGCTACATTCAGGTTGGGAAGAGTTGAAACGTTACCATCTGAATCGAACATGTCAGCATTATATAATACCCAAGCTGGTGCTGGTGGGGTTGTATCTGGTGTGGAGTTCAACTGGTATGGTCAAAAATTTACTGTTGGGATTACTCGTGACGGTGGAACTGGTACAAACGGTTTAGTATTCCAGCACAATGGATTTACCCGATTAACAATTGATAAAGATGGTAATTTAATATCTGTCGGAGCGGTATCTTCAGGTGGGGCAATTGTTGCCGGGGCAGGGCTATACGATACACCAGGGGTAAGAGCTTATTCATCTAATAACCCACCTCCCCAACAGGATCTAAGTCCTTATGCAAAAAGAGATGCTATCACAACGGTAGGTCTTGAAGCTAATAACCCTGTTGCGCCCTATATGCGACAAGAATCTACTGGAGCGATTGTTTATCTTGCTCAAAGAGACTGGGTAAATAGTAACTTTGCAACGCAAGCATGGACTGTAGCTAATTTTATGCAAGGGGGGATCAGGCTGGCTTCTTTAGGAAGCGCAAACAATGGTAATAACGATAATGAATATGCATATGCTCCGAATGGTGCGGTTGTTACCGCCGTACAGCAAAGAACAAACTACACAGCGGTGCAATATCGCTATGTACAATATAACATTGGTGGGAATTGGTACACAGCATGGGTGGCGTAATGACAAGGCAATCAGGTGTATTTAAACAGTACAATCCATTAGAAAAATGGAGTCGATATACTGCAGAAGAAGTCGCTGGGCTTACACGAGAGGAATTAGAATTATATTACATTGCAATAACTCCAGAAACGAATATTATTTTTCTGAAAGATGAAAATGGCAATGACTGGTACCAGTGGCTTAAAACGCTTTCAAAAGAAACGCTAAAAATATCGTTTAATCCAGATACAAAAGAAATTGTCCATTTTTCTTATGATGCAAGTGCTATTTTCCCGCTTAACCAGATCGTCATTGAGATCGCGCCGGAGAATGTACCGGATGAATTTACCGATGCGGGAGAGAATGCTTTAGGTGGAGCCTTTATTTTTAAAGATGGGGAAATTATTGCTGCTCCCGTTGATCATGTGGCAGAAGCACGGAGTAAAAAACAGGAGCTTCTTACACAAGCAAATAATGTGATTTCCACGCTACAGGATGCCGTTGACCTAAAGATGTCTACAGAGGAAGAAAATTCAAGCCTGGTAGAGTGGAAAAGATATAGAGTGCTTTTGAACAGGGTTGACCAAAACAAACCTGACTGGCCGCTTAAACCAACCCAATAAAACAATGCTACTTTTTTCTAAAACGTACAATGGTATTTAGGTAAAAAGGCAAAATTAATATTTGAGCTTGACGTGATGTTTTGAAATGTTTAATAAATGTCAATAATGCACGGCGTAGAGCTTTCTGTTCTGCAGTGGGAAGTTTTACGCCTTTATTTCTCACCAGCATGTATTTTATGAGGTTGAATGTTCTTTGAATTGTAGGGAAAAGGACTTTTTTTAGCTCAGTATCATCTTTAGCCATTAGCGAGAGTGATTGAGCAGCATATACTAAATCATTCAAATCTTTTTGTCTGAATGTTTGTGTTATGCTTTTGTGATGATAACGATACCAAACCAAAGATTTGTTGATTCCATATATTACTTTGCTATGTAAATACATGGCTGGGATTGTACTCATATCTTCATAAAGTCGACCAGTTGGAAATCTAATATTGAATTTGCGGAAGAGAGTTGCTTTGTAGACCCTTGCCCAAGGATACCATTTACTTTTTTTGAAAGCTGGAGTGAGATCAGTTATGGATTGTATCACCACTTCCCCTTCAAAAACGGAGCAGTCAATATGTTCCACAATACTAGATGAGCTTCCTTCAAATTGTTCAGCGTTAAATTCAATGATGTCAATGGATGAATTATTAATTAGAGGAGGTATTTCTTTCCAGAAATCAGGATCGAAATAATCATCAGAATCTAAAAATGAAATATATTCACCTTTGGATGCGTTGATGCCAGTATTTCTGGCAGCGGAAAGACCGCCGTTGTCTTGATGAATTACCGTTATGTTTTTGCCTTTGTAATTCTTGACCGTATTTTCAATGATATCTGAGCTGTCATCGGTAGAACCATCATTTACAATCACAAGCTCTATTGAATTAGACATGAATGGAAGGACTGATAGAAGGCTCTCAGCAATGTAATCACGTGAATTATAACAAGGTACTATTACGCTTAATTTTATATTGCTCAT